CAGCTACTTGACCAATAACCTTAGAACCTTGTCTTTTAGAGATAGTTCCATACTGGGAATAAATACCATTAATTAACTCAGAGAGCTCAGTTTCTTTAAGTTTTGAAGGATGAGCTAGAGTATTAAGACCTTCTGGAAATCCATCACTACCAAATCTCTTAATTGGAGCATTTTTTCTTAGAGGCTTTTTAGCAAACATAAAACCTCCTTATAATTGATTACGATTTGGTCTACTTCCATAGTAAGCTCTAGCTATAACTAGCCTATCAGTTCTAGTTACTTGACTCTCACTATTAGTAAGTAAATCACTCTTATCTGGGATAACTTCTAATGCTAAATATTCTTTAAATCTATTCTCAGCATCCTGTTCAGCCTTATCTTGAGAACCTTCTTGATTAGCTTGTCTGTAGTATTCAGCTAAAGCTGCAAACCCAATCATATCTCCTGGTAAGAGTATATAATCAGTTAATGCGTTAGGAACTGGAGGATTAGAGAAATACCACATAATCACAGTAGCATCTGTTGTAACTACTGCATTATCAAACCTCATCTGCCATCTACCATAATATTCATCATCATAAGTATTAATCATTTCAATAAAGATTGTTTGACCATCAGAATTTCCATTTTCATTCCAATCTACTCCATCAACAATAAGCATATAAAGAGCATTGGGTCTATTAAATTTATCTGGGAGAAGATGCGTTGTATCACCTGCAGTTAATTCAATTACTTCTCTAGTTAAACATCTACGCCAAAAAGCTCTACGAGCATATTCTTCTTGTTTGTTTTGAATCCAACTAATCCATTGAGCATATTCATCGTCACTTTCGCTAGGAACTGTACCTCCAGCGAAGGGTGCCATAAAGTCCATTACGTCACCTAAAGTTTGTATTGTTGTGTTTACCTCGGTTAGTGCTATGATCCTATCCTCCTGTCTCTATTGTATTTGCCATATATTTATAATAATAGAGCTTGAGAGGGTTGTTTGTGACTAGATGTTGGAAAAATCTCCGTGCAATTCTTTAGAAGCTTTTTTATAAGATGAATAGGTAGCAAATAGGGCAAGACCTAAGTCCTGCCCTATTTTACATTCCTAACCTAACAATTTAACTTGCTGGGTAGGGAAATGTGGTGTCATCTGCGGTATAAGCCTGAACCAAATCCATGGTTAGACCTGCATCGTATTCTTGACCATCTGTGAAAGTACGAGTTTCAAGGTTTTCATCTTGATCTCTACCTAACACAAAAGTTGTGTTTCCAATTGCTGTGCCCATAATTACCTTTCAAAGAGTGGGGGAAGTGGGATACTCCCCCCATTATTCTCTATTTTTTTTAAAGTCCCAAAATTAAATAGTGTTTTGATATGCGTATTCTCCATGATACTTTTTTGCAGCTTTGTTGTAGGCAATAGCAGCTTCTTTTTGAGTTTTATGATAACCAATAGATATTAGTTTTCCATCAACCCTAATCATACTCTGATATCTGGTGACAGTTTTGTGCTTCCTAGTGTAAACACCAGTTAACTTTGTTCTGCCTCCACGCCTTCTTATATTGTCTTTATTAGTAATATTTCTTAGATTCTGCTTTCTATTATCTAACTTTTCATTGTTAATATGATCTGTAACTAAACCTTCTTTGGGATCAAGTACCATGCGGTGCATGAGTATTTGTCCTTTATCTGGTTTCTTATTTACATATTTCCTAGATCTCATGGCATAACCCTTATGATTTAGGTACCAACTATATTTAGATAACTCTTCAAAATCTACGTCATCTACCAAACAAAACCTATTACTGTCTTTTCCTCTCAGATATATTTTCTTCATAGAAGAATTATATCACAGAGTTGTACATATTTCACTATTCAATTTTTAAAGTGCGTCTCTCTTTCTAAGTGAGACCCAAGTTGTACATGTAGACACAAGCTTCAGGCATATCCATCTTGAAGGTGTATTCACCCAAGACTTGCCATCTGAAACTGTCACCAAGCTTTGCTAAAGGTGATGTGAACCATCCTCTTTTTTGCATAGCTTTGTATCCAATCATGGATTCATCTACGAAGAAGATGTAATCATCCATAACCTCGCCCATTCCTTGAAGTTGAACAACGTCAATTTCACCGAATGTGTGAGACATATAAGTCTTCACAACACCAATTCCTCGAGATTTATCTCGGAAAGTGGTTCTAGCTGCATCATCCTGGATATATTTAAAGTCCTTCATGAACTTTGGAGTGACGTACATGACTGGCTTTTTGAACGCCTTTTCAGCGATCAAATCTAAAGCGTCATCAATAGCGTCTTCCACAGCTCTATCGGAAGCCCAAATATCTCCACCGAAATCTACTGCATTAGCAGCTGCATAAGTGTCGATCATAAACTTCATTCCACCTAGGGTGGTTAGTTTACGAGCTTTGTCTTCGGATCTTACACCGACAACTAATTGGCGTTGAAGTTTCTCAACCAATTCACTTTGCTTTCTGGCGATTAGTTGAGCAGAAGATTCTTCTCCTCTAATCATTGCAGCATTTTCAGTCCCAGTTAGATCAATAACATCTTCTAAAATAGAAGTGAAGTTATAATAATCTACAAATGGAGTGACTACCATATCATCAGCGACTTTACCCTGAGGGGTAGCTCCACCAATAACAGATACAGCTTCATTGTTCACCATAGTAGTCTGAGTAGTAGATCCTGTTAGGAATCTAAAGGTAACATTTACGCCACCTCCTACTGATTCTACGATGTATTGTGATCCAGCCGAATCTTGGAAGACATCATCCACATTGAATACGCCTGGGTCATTAACAACGATGGTAGTACCATCTACAGCACAACCTACATTAACTGTAGTCTGTAACTTTCTATTGTCTCTGACACCCCATTCATATTTGTGGGATTTGATAGCCTTCTTAAAGTTGCTACCATTCAACCTTTTAATCAACTCTTTCCTATAATTAGGATACTTCTCAATCTGGTCTTCAATATTAATATGAAGATCAAGATCGGTAGCACCTAAAGTGGAGCGTTGACCATATTGTACTCCTGCCATATTTACCTTTCTTAATGATTAGTTTTTAACTATTCATTGCTTTACTAATTTTCTGGGCAATAGATGTGCCTGGATCAGAGGATTCCTTTGAGCCAGTCTTCTTGCTTTTTCCAGATGTAACTTTACCTGCTTGCTTCACTTTAACGTCAGTCTGTGCCTTTAAAGAGCCTTGTTTCTTAGCTAATCCTGCTGCCTTCATAATTTGGTTAGCAATCGTAGTTATTGAAACTTTCCCGTTAAAGGATTTCGTAGCTGGATTGTAGTCCAACTGCTGGTAAAGCTCCCCAATGGAGCTCTCGAGTTCTTTATTATAGTCAGGGCTAGTTGGATTAAGCTCAGGGTATTTTTCCTGAACCGCAGTAATGTCCTTTTGCATATTGTTAGCAATATGTTCAAGTCTACGACTACTGTTAATCCCTTTCTGTCCTTCTCGAAGACGAGAGTTTTCTATTACTAAGCCTTTAATAGTCTTATTCATACTATTAAAACCTTTAGCTACATCATCAGCTGTTTTAAAACTATCAGGAGTAAATTCATCCTTAACTTCCTCCTTCTCATCTTTAATGTCAGCTTTCGCTTCGGTTAAAGTCATGCCATTTTGTTTGGCATAGTTTCTGAGAAGTTCTGGGCTTCGTAGAACTTTCTCCATCTGTTGTACTTGGCGTTTAGCGTTAGCTAATTGCTGATGTACTGCAGATTGAGGATTTTCATCAAGCTTAGTGCCCTTATCAGTGAGCACTGGCTTTTTAGTTTCCTCTTCCTTGGTGGTATCAGTGGTCTCAGTTTCCTGAGTCTCCTCTACCTCCTCGGTTTTAGTTTCTTCACTGGTTTCCTCAACTTCCGTTGATTCTTCCACTGCTGGGATACCAGATCCCTCGTCTACCTCTACAGAACCTTCATTCATAGATTCCTTTCTTGCCTCCTGCTTCACCTAACGATTTTGTATAACGAGGATCGCTCCCCGAAGTTCCGCTTGATTGCAGAAAAGGCGGTATTTGTTACATTCTAATAATAGAGGGGGGGTGTTTAGTATGTGACATGTCATACTATGTAAGGCTTGCATAACAAGAACAGCCACGAGATTCCTTACGAGAAAATCCTGGCTGTCTTATTACATAATAGATTACACAAAAAGTTTTAGCTAGACTGTATTTCCAGTTATTCTATGAATTAGCTTTCCAGTTTGTTCATTAAATCTATATGTAACTGGGAAAGCAATCTTATGAAAATCACAATTTTTACATTTAAAAATATATTTACCCTTATCTATACAATTAAAAACATGAGTACCTTTAGCACAAATTATCTTTTTACTTGGACTATCAGAATAAAATGTTTTTCTTTTAGCTTTCTGAGTAGTTTGAGTAAACTCAACACGTTTTTCTTTTTCATTAACCTTAGGAGTCATTAC